TATAGATGTAGATTTTTCATCTCATCCAACGTAGCAACATTATGAGCACCAATTGCTTGAATAAAAGCGTTTTTAGTTGGTGAATACTCTAATATATCCGCTATCCTTAAAGATAAACATTCAGCAGCTTGAGCTGTTAGATAAAGCATAGATTGTAATATATGTCTAGTTGCTGTGTTTGAATTAGCAGCAGCTAGTTTCTGTACGCCAACTAAAGCGTTCTTATCGGGCATACTGCCATCTCTAGCTTCATTTAATCCAGTTACATCTCTTATCATCTGCATGTAATAATTATATGTTTGGATTAAGCTTTGTATTTTATTTCCTCCAGCTCCGTTTTGTATTTGTTGTATTGGTATTTTACCGGGATTAGGATCTCCTTCGGATGTAAAACTTCTACCAATAACACTACCAGTTTGGAAGAACATGTTTAAAGCTTCCTGTGGATTATAATTCGTTCCGTTGCCTAAATCAATTTCAGCTAAACCATCAGCATCTAAATAAACACCATCAGGCACCATACGTGCCATAACTTGTTGTAACTTTAAATGAGTTAATTGAATCATATCAGCAAAACCAGTTACTCTACTAACTATAGATTCTATTCTACCCTCATACATTCTAGGGGCTACTATTTGATAATTCATTTTAACTCTACTAAAATCAGAATCTGATCTCATCATGTTGGGTGACATTCTCCATCTTAAAAGTTTGTCAGCGCCAACGACATAAACACCTTCGTATAGAGTTTCAATTACTCTTTCTAATTTACTAAAATCACCTTCTAAGTTTTCCGGTGGATTAAATGTGTCGTCTTTTTGAATAACTTTCTCAGCGCCAGTTCCAGTGTTTTTTAATTTATAAACACTATTCATATATGTTTTATAATTAAAGTAAAGAACTGTTACTTTATTCTTATCTGTGTTAGCTTTTAAATTAGCCGTATTACTACTATTCTTTGTTATATCTTCTATTTCACTTTCGGATAATTCAGGAAATTCTTTTACTAGTTCGTTTATAGGTATGTCTTTAACTTCTCCAACGTAATATATGTCATCAAAATAAGGTGACTCAGTGTAAGAGTAAACTAAACTTGCTGGATCAACATACTTAACCTCAGCACTACTACTAAAATCAAATGTTGTTTTTGTAGCTCCAATACCTATTGTTGTTAGGTCATATAAAACTCTTCTTTTAGTTAAATCGTAATCACAACCTTCAAATAAAACATTTAACGCCTGTTCTTCAGCTAACTCAACAGCTTGCTTGTAGTTGAGTTGCATATGTAATGCTAGCTCCTCTTTTGAATCTGGCAACTCCTCTGGATCATTTTCGTATAAATCTATATTGAAATTAGCTTTTGCCATGTCGTTATAATCCTTTGACTGCATATCTCGAATTATAGATTCCATGTATTCAGTTCTTTTGCTAACGCCATATTGATCTTGTGAAAAGCAACTTATTTCATACGATCTTTGTGCCATACCGTTGACAACAATATCAACGAATTTAGGAATTATTGGAACAGGTTTCCAATCTAAGTTTAAGTAAGATAAATCACCGTTTATAGATAATTCATTTTTATATTTTTGAATTGACTGTTCGCCTCTAGCATACAATCTTAATTTGTGGAAGTTATTGTGATTGCCGCTAAACTTATTGTAGCTATCTGAAAACCACTCTTGTTTTATAGCTCTTGCTACCTTTAAACCATAATCTTCACTTACCTTTTCTAAATCACTAACTGATTGAGATGGAAAGTTTATAATAGACTCTATCATAATACTTATTTAATTATTGTTGAGGAAATCCCCTTATTATTATACTTCGATATATTTAGGTTTAATGGGGTTTTTTCTAACTTTGGATTTGGTCGGTATAAATGTCTATTGCAAGCCATTATTGCTAAACCCGAACTTATAGTTGCATCGTGTTTAGTTCTTTTATTTATATCAAATTTAGACCAATCGTTTAGAGTTTCATTGAAGTACATTGTACCATAAGTACCATCTTCAATTAAACCAACGTGGTCATTTATATACATTTCAACAGCGGCTGCATGAGCCTGCTTTATATCTTCACTTGAGTTTGGTATTCCACCTACCTCCTTTTCTGCTACAGACAGTTTGTTCCAAATCTTATCTGGTCTATTCATACTAAAACCTCTATATCCTCTTCTTCTAAGATAATACAAAAGTCTAGGTTTATTATTCTCCGCTAATATTGGCATACCGTAAAACACTAATGCCATCAATATATCTTCAAAAAATATCTCAGCCGTTTGTGGTCTAGCTATGTATTCTAAAAAGAAAGTATTAGCTGGAGCATCTTCCATCGAAAACTTAGTTAATCCGTGCAAAGCTCCTTTTGACCCAACTCCATCAACAGTTCCTGATATATCATACGAGTCACAGCCAAAAGCGCCCATATGTTCATTACCGGGATACTTTACACCGTTCTTTATGATAACGTTGTTTTGTATGTTACTATTAGGTATCCAACTAATTTTAAACCTACCATTTGGATCAGCGTTGAAAATAACCCTTGTGTCTTTAATGCCACTTGCCCATTGAAAGTTACCAGTTGTTAACACAGATGAATTTCTATTTCCCTCGTTATAATCTATTTGTTCATATATTTTTATAAGATTAAATAAACTATTTTTCGTTTCATCTCTAAACGCGTGTTCTTCTGTTCTAGGAAACTGGCGATAAAATTCATTTAAAGCATCTTGGTCATCTTTTAACCCTTCAGCTTCATTATCCCAATGATCTATAACACCATAATCTATCTCTAGTCCATGTGGATCAAATGTTTGTTTTTCTGGAGTATTGAAAGTAGGTTGTCCGAATTCATCAATGAATCCCTCGTAATTCCATTCCATAGGAATAAACAAAGAATATAATCCTGACTTAGTTTGTCCATTTCTATTTCTCTTGGTAACATCTGAATTGTAGTATAAGTTTTTAAAATTATCACCTCCTTTATCTAAAGCATTACTTGTTGATCCCATCATACATTTACCTATAATCCTACTACCTAATCGTAAACAAGTTTTTGTAACTCTCCAGTTGTTTTTTATATTATCAGGTCTCTCCCATTTACCACTCTCATCATGTACTAATAAAGAGAGCTTTTCACCGTCATAACTATTATCACCTGTATTTTTCCAATCAATAGTTGTATCTAATCCCTCCATATCATCTTGCTCCTCTCGTTCCCTCATTTTCTTACGAGTAAACTTTTTAGCAGGAACCCTATACGCTAACTCTGATTTTGGACGATCCATACCGTCTTGTATTGGTTTAAAGAAAAATGGATAGTTTAAACTAATAGGTACAACTTTGTCTGTAAACATCTTCTTAGCATCAGCACCTGTTTTAGAAAGTATCCCAAATCTACTATCACCTGCTAATGTAGCTAAATTAACTGTTTCTGATGAACTCATAAAAGAAAAACCGGAACGTCTATTTTTTAAATAGCACATCCCATAACTTCTTTTGTCTGCTTTGCAAGCCTCCCAGAATATAAAGAATAATCTATTTGCCTCTCTAAAATCAGGAGCTCCAACATCAATCTTACTCCATTGTAGATACATATAGTGTGTACCTGTTAAATACGTTGGTTTACCATTATTCATGAACCAAAACCCCTCTTCTCTTCTTCTAAACTCTTCGTCTATATATCCATAATGTTTTTCTTTAAAATCATCTGGATACCCTTGCCAATCAAATACAGTTTTTATTCTCTTAAAATCAAGGTTAGCAGGAAATTGTTTCCATTTTTGCTCTGACTTTATTTTACTGCAAGAATAAACTTCATTTGGTTTTTTTGGTAGTGCTATTTGAAGACCTTGTATTTCAAGTATCTCGCCAATCTGCCCGCTTTTACTAATAACAACAATATCATTTTCCTTATTATAACCATACTCCCATTTTTTAGACTTATTAAGTCTTTTAATGGTATTTAATTTTACAGGTTCTACAACCTTATATAGTGTCTGCTTGTACATTACTTAGATCTTCCTTCAGCAAATCCCTTAAAAGCAACTTTCTTTTCTTCTTCTATAGGTTTACCTTCCAACATTGCCTCTTCTTCGTGGATTCTATTTAATATTTCAAACGCATCAAATATAGCCAGCTTCTTTGTAGCAGCAGCATTCTTTAATCTATCCGCTGATATATCTTCGTCTGAATCAACTATTTCTTCTCTTGCAACTTTAATTAGCTCTTCAACCGCTTTGTGCCCAGCTTGGATTATATTCTTCTTGGTTTCTTTTATGTCCATATTTAATTTCAATAAATTGATTCATGACTCTCCAAAGTTTTTGTCCATCTATAACATACTCCATCCTCATGTTTGGACCAAACCCTATTACTTCGTTTTCATCAAAGGTGCCGTCACTATATTTAACTATACCTATAAAATTCTTTTCTTTCTCTAAGCTATAATTATCATCGTCAATAATAGATTTAACAAAAGTATAGCCCGGTGTTGACACCCATTTATCCTTTTTGAATAAAAATATTTGATCAGGTGCTACTATATATTTACCTTCATCCAAATAGGATCTACTATTTTTCTCTTCACCTCTAATATTATACCACCTTCTAAAGACGTTGTGATGCACTACTACTTCATCACCTACGTTAATAGGTGATTGAAATAATAGTGGAGTAGCGATTACTTTTGCTAATCTATTTACGTATTGATGATTAGATATTTCAGTGTTTAATATCAACTCTTTGTCATCAACTTTTTTAGAATTATTATACCTATCACCTATTGGTGATACTATAAAATCTTTATAAGCTCTCATTAATACTCTAGGTTGTACTCAACTGATATAGCCATGTTTTTGTTAAAATCTTTCCATGGTATAATATCGCTATTTTTTGTTATATATATAGAGTACTTGTCTTCTTCTTCTACTATATCACAAATTTTATGACCACCATACACCTCCTGATCAACAGAATAGTGCATGGAGTCGTTTTTGTAATCTTTACCTATTGTAATTTTTCTAATTATATTACTTTTCATTTTTAGGCCAGTTAATAGTACCATCTTGAACGTTAACATCGTAGGTACCGTACTCTTTAGTTAAAGTATCTTGCATTAGTGTTATTTTATTTTGAGCAACTGCTAGGTCGTGGAGAGTAGCGTGTTTTTCAGACTCTAATCTACCTATTTTAAAATGAAAACCATTCATTCCGTTTACTAGATCTTGAAGTTCTTTTAAGTGTTCTTCAGATATTTTTTCTGCCTTAGGTTTTAGTTCTACAACTTTTTCTTTTTTTGCCATTATATTTAATTTAATTATTTATTATTTTGTTGTTCGTTTTTCTTAGATGAACCACCAAAGAAAAAATCAACAACTGTGTTAACTTTAGCGCTCATAGCACCAAATATAGTAGAGATAAAACTTATCTCAAATTCACCCATATCTATATCTCCCATTACAAAGAATCTAAACATCATAAAACTTAATCCAAAATATGCTATTGTGAATAACGACGCAAGTATCTTTTGAATAAGTGCATCGTCCTTGTACATATCTCTAGCGCTCTTTCTGTCTTCGACTTCTTGTTTGAAGGCTTCTTTTTCTGCTTCAAGTAGCAGTCGCTTAAGAGCAAGCTTCGCTTCATCTCTTTCTTTGTCCGTTGTAATAACTTTGTCAAGTATACCTTCTGCATTATCTACTACTTTACTAAATAAACCTCCTATTATATTCTTTATCATATTACCTATCTTTATCTTTTATCATATCATCTATTGCTTTATTAAAAACCTTATCTGTATATGATTTGTTATTATAAAATGTATTATTATTTGTCATAGGTATATCCTCTTCACCAAGTAGAATTCTATATATCCTACTTATAAGATGATTACACCTAAATGAAGTTTTGTAAATAGAATACTGTATAGTGGTTCTATTTCTGTGTCTCCACACATCTATCCAACCTTGATTTCTTAGTCTATCCCACCTTTTCTTATCCCAAGAGTATATATAAACACCATCCATAAATTCCTTTCTTGTAAATCTTTTTAAGCAATGAAGGAATATTAATAATTCAAGATCAGCATCTTTTAAATCATTTTGTTTACAAGCCCATTTTCTTACTAATCTATAATACTTAAATAGATTCATATCCTGCAAATCACTGGATGATATCTTCATTCTACTAAAACTATATCACCAGCTTTTATAACTTGATGTATGTCTCCATTGTAAGTTATATCGTGGCCAGCATGCTTATCGTAAAATACAGTGTCTTTCACTTCAACTTGCTCAACTAGATTACCAATTGATACTATAACACCTTTTTTATATCTATTATCTGTATCAGTGTCATCCGTTAGTATTAAGCCACTTATTTTTTTTGGCTCTTCTTTTATTTTTTTTACCACAACGTAATTATTTATTGCTCGCATCTTCTATTCTTATATTTGATATTATACAATCTGCTGACATTACAGTTAAGGCTACACTTACAGCATTTTTAAGTGCAGATTTGGTTACAAGTACTGGATCAATTATGCCTTCTCTAACCATATTAGGAAATGTTCCATTTATAACATTACAACCATAACCTTCTTTTAGGTTACCAGGATTCATCGTTAGCCCAGCGTTATCCATAATGGTTTCATATGGTGAAGATAAAGCATTTAATAACACTTCACCAGCTCGCCCTGTTGAAATTTTTTGTGAAGCATTAAGAAGAGCAATCCCACCACCTGGCACGATACCTTCTTGCAGGGCCGCTTTTGTAGCGTAGATTGCATCCTCTATTCTATCTTTTTTCTCTTTAAGCTCAACTTTAGAACTAGCTCCAACCTTAATAATACCAACGCTTCCAGATAGCATTGTTAACCTACTTTCTAACTGTTTTTGAAGTGCTTGATTTTTTTCATTTGCAAGCTGTCTACTTATGTCATCTATTCTATTTTCTAATCTTTCCGTCATACCCTCTAATGTTAAAACAGTAGAACTATCATCTGTCACTGAAAATTCAACTTCACCCAAGTGTTCTGGTTTCATTAAATCTAGATCATCACCAAGTTCCTCGTTTATTAATTTAGCTCCAACAGTTATTGATAAATCTTCTATAATATTTCTTTTATTAGAACCAAAACCCGGTAAGTCAATAATGTTTACCTTTATATTTCCTTTAACCTTATTCATTAAAAGTGCCGACTTTACTTGCTGTGCTACTGGAGCCACTATAAGTAAAGATCGGTTGTTTTTTATTACGTATTCTAATATGTTTTGTATTTTCCTAACATTAGGTATCTCTGATTGACATATCAGAACCAAAGGTGTATCTAATTCACACACCTGCTTATCTTTATTGGTTATAAAATGAGGAGAAGTAATTCCACATTTTAGT